TCCTGGTGAGGCCCTACCCCTAGGGGCTGGCCCAAGGTTTCTCTCAGGGTGTTTCATTGCTTCTAAAACCTGGCCTTTGTCACTGAACGACCTCGCCCGATAAAAGGATGAAAGCACTGTACCCTGACCAGCCAAGGCGATTACTGAATCACCTTTTTCAGTGACATAGTCTTCTAGTGGAGCGAAGACATTTTCAAGTGCCTCACGCACAAGGGGATTTACATACCGCGCTTCATGCATTAGTGCATCAAGCATCGCATCCCATTTGCGTCTAATCAGACCAAAATCATTTACACCGAACTCAAACCAAGGATTATCACCATACTTGGAACCCAGCGCACCATACTCCGAGACCCAATTATCCATCAAAGACTCAGCTATGTCCAAATGAAGATCATTTCCTCTATCTTCAAGTTCTCGCGGCTTCGCCAAAGATTTAATAATTTCACGGTAGTGCTGACCTCTTGGCTCACCAAACAAGTCACCCGTCAGGTCCGTTGATGTTATCGAATACAGACCGTCGATGATTTCGTAAAAAATTCCAACAAGCAAGTCTAGAGGCACAACGTTACTGTGACTGCCGCAATAGCTGCATTCATCAATTTTTTTACTCTCTCCTGCAATCCTTGACTGAAGGGATTTATCTTCAACGCAATGCGAGCAAACAAATTTTTCTTTGAACACGGCAACCCCTCGTGACGATGAATCAATTTTCTCGTTTGGAAACTTTTTTTTGAAAGGTCAACAAAAATTTCGCGTTGGCCAGATTGTAATTTTGAATCGTGGGCACTCTTTTTCACCGTGATTCCACCGTGCTTCATAGGTGTCTTGAATCGGTGCTGGGGACATTCCCCCATAAAAGCCGTGTTGACCTCTGTGCTCAGATCCGTCAACCGTGAGGACCAACCAGAAATACAAGCTGCCATGACGACAGCTTATCAAGGCCAAGTTTGCTGATCTACCCGCCTGCGGGGGATAGTGGAAGGTTTGGCCCGGGTGTACCAGCCAGGACAACCCTGCTGCACAAATTTTCAGCAATGGTTAAGAGGGGCACTGAGCTAGAACGCATGGTCGTCGTGAGCGCAGCGAAGGTACATCGCAGCTGACGCGGAGTTAGTAGTGGGCGCTCACGTACTGCCGGTGGAAGTGATGGCGCTTCAAACCCGCAGTTTCTGCGGTGGACTAAGCCCCGCCGCAACATGTTGCAACAAACAACACGAAGAAGCGCTTATAGACTGGCCCCTTCAAAGAAGGGGTACCACCGTTGTCAGAACTGACGATGCACTTCATCGGAGGCCATCTTGCTGGTCTACAGCGCCGGATTGACGATGGAACAGACCTGGACGCAGCCTGCGCTGCTGAGGGGTATCGTGTCGAGTTGCGCCCTGTGATCGGCATGGCTGAGCAACGCGCGTTGTGTGTACCAGCCGAATGGTCTGCCACAGAGGCTCGTATGGCGCTCCTACAGCTGTATGGACGGAAGCCTGAGCATCAGCCCAAAGGATCTCCGGAGACATCAACTGGCACTACAAGAGAGAGCCGCACGGTCAGCCGCAAGACGCTTTGAACTATCAGGCTGTGCCGGAAATGACGAAGGCCCCGTGTGGGGCCTTCTGTTCGTCTGGGCTTGCTTACTGCTGCACTACGGCTGTGATCTGCTTGAGCTTGAGTCCGTGGGCAGCAACAAGCTGCTTGACCTTCTCACGGGCTTGATCTGCCGTGTCGGCCTCCACAGTCTCAGTGAAGGGGGCGATGCAGCCCTTGCAGGTGAAGATGACTTTCCAGGTGGTCATGTGATGCCTCGTTGCTGAACCAATGCGGCCACCATCCCGGCGAGCGTTGGAACAGACAACGACGAAAGCCGGCATCAGCCGGCTTTCTTGTGTGGGTGGGAACGCTTACTTGCTCTCGTTCTTGATGTTCGAGTAGTAGGTGGCAGCACCAGCCAGGGTGAGGCCAGCTTCCGCGACGAACGCCTCAAGCACGTCCTTGCGAGGCTTGTTCTTCATCTTCTTGAAGATCTCACGGGCGATTTCCACCTTGGAAGGCCCCTTGTCCTCGTCCTTCACCTTCTTGTCAGCCTTGGGTGCTGTCTTCACAGCAGCGACAGGCTCAACCTTTTGGAAGCGCTGAACGATGGGCACATGGGCGGGCAGCACAGGCTGATCCTTGGCAGGGGCAACCTTCTTGGCTGCAACCTTCACAGCAGCCTTCTTGGCAGGAACCTTCTTGGCAACGGGCTTGGTCATCTGGATACCTCATCAAGGTTTGTTGATCGATGAGTCCACTATCCAAGGGCACCGTGTGGATGGGCACTGGTGAGTAACACCCGTTCTCTTGCGGTCTGGTTTGCTATCAATAAATAGCCGGGCACAGAACAAGAGAACAAGCACATGCCCCGAGTCGTACCAGGAAAAGAAGCACACCCAGGCAAGCAAGGCAACGTCAGGTATGCAGCAACAGAAGAAGACCTGAACACCATCTACCAGCTAGCAGCAGCGGGTAAGTCGATCAAGATCATCGCCCTTCGCCTCGGTGTGAGCCGTGGAGTGCTTGACGCATGGCTAGGCAACCTCACAGGCAGGGTGTCAGACCCACGCGTGAGAGAAGCATGGGAGGCAGGGATAGCTGAGCACGAAGAGATGTTGTCCAGCACGCTGCACGACGTCATCTCCGACAGAGCCCACCGCATGCAAGTGCCGGCCACGATGTTCATGCTGAAGGTCAAGCACAAGTGGTGTGAGACACAGGCGGTTGAAGTTTCAGCCAAACAGACAGCACCAAACAAGTACGTCACCAAGGACATCACACCCGAAGGGGACGAATGATGGACATGCGCAGACCTTGGGAGCTGATCGAGCAGCCAGCCGTTGATGAGCACGACGCAGGGGAAGTGATCGAGCTGTCCTTGCTACGCCACCAGAAGGCGTTTGTGGATGACACAACGACACGAGAAGTCGCCTTGGTAGGCGGCTTCGGATGTGGCTAGGGGGCAACCTCTAGTCGTCACACCTCCACATAAGAACAACTGGCAAGACAGAAGCACTTGTCTACAAAGCAGTCACCCTCGCCGCCTTGTGCGCAGGCAAGCTCAAGGAAGACGGCATAGGGCTGTTGATCGAACCGAATGACACCCAGGTTCGTCAGCTCCTACGCCCTCGGTTTGAGGCGATCTGCAACGCCCTGGGCATCCCCTACACCGTCAAGAGTTCGCCGCGGCTGATCTACACGCTCAGCTTCGACGAGGGCGATGTGCCGATTCTGATGATGCCTGCAGGCGCTGGGGCGGATTCGTTCCGTGGCTTCCAGTGCGCTTTCGTTGGGGTGGATGAAGCGGACACGATGGATCCGGACAACCTATGGGATCTGTGGATCAGCTTGTCCTCTCGTATGCGTGGCTGCACAGACCCAAGCTACGCGCACTATCAGCTGTTCGTCACAACCACACCAGAAGGGTTTGGCTTCTGCTACGCGAACTGGGTAGCAGACATCGAGGAACGCCCTGACCTAGCCAGCAAGCGCAAGCTTGTGAAAGGCAAGACGAGGTGGAACCCATACCTTCCACACGACTACATCGAGAACCTTGAGAGCCGCTATCCGAAGGCTCTGCTGTCCGCGTACCTAGAAGGTGAGTTCGTCAACCTGGAAGGCAACATCGTCTACACAGAGTTCGACCGCTCGCTGAACCACACAGCACGAGAGCTTGGCGACTGCAAGGACGGATCGATCCTTCACATCGGGATCGACTTCAACAACAACAAGACGTGCGGCATCGTGTTCGTGATCGAGGACGGCACGCCATACGCAGTTGATGAGATCACGAGGCAGCGCAACACCAAGGCACTGATCGAAGAGATCAAGGAGCGCTATCCACACCGGGCAGTGTTCGTGTATCCGGATGCGGCTGGGCGCCAGATGACATCCAACGCTGACCATTCGAACCTGCAGCTGCTCAAGGATGCAGGGTTCACCATCTGTGCCAACGCCAAGAACCCCCGGGTGTCAAACCGCGTGGCCAGCGTGAACGCGATGTTCTGCAACGCCAAGGACGAACGCCGCCTGTTCGTGAACACCAAGAAGTGCCCTGTCCTCACCAAAACGCTTGAGCAACAGAAGTACCACAACGGCGAGCCGGACAAGAAGCACGACCTTGACCACCCAGCTGACGCCCTTGGCTACTTCGTCTGGTATCGCTACCCGATCACTGGCCGCCCGAGTGCCACCGTGAGGTGATCTGCTGCCGATAAATAAGCGCACGCAAGAAGAACAACAAGATGGCACAGAACAACATGGACGGACGCGAGATCCTTGTCGCAGGCATGACAGCGAAGGAGCTGATCGACATGCTGGACAGCAACGAAGCAGAGTTCGCAGCAAAGGCGCTGAACTACTACGACGGCAAGCAGGAACAGGAAGTCGAACGCCTGCTTTCGCACCCAGACAAGGGCCGCAAGGAGTGGAAGCGCCGTGGCTACCTGCCCCGCCACCGCAACATCACCAAGATGGTCGTGGACAAGTCGGCCCTCCTGTTCAAGGATGCACCGCCTCAGCTGGAGGTAAGACGCATCGGCACCTCTGAGGTGGACACCATGGCTTCTGAGCGCTTGATGGACATCCTTGATGGCACCGACTGGCTTGAAGTGATGGCGAACCTTGATGTTGTCGTCCGCTTGCTGAAGACAGCGATCTTGCTTGTGCAGATGGACGACACAACAGGGAAGCCGGTGTTTGACATCCTCCACCGTGCGAACGCCAACGTCGTGATCAACCCGCTCACCAAGCAGATCGACACGCTCGTTCAGCGAACAGGCTGCGCAGGCGGCACGAACTACTACCGTGTGTGGACGGCAGATCAGGTGATCGACCTGGTTGAGACGAGAACCGCTGTGTCCATCGCCGCACAGGAAGAGAACACATACGGCGCTGTTCCTGCGGCAGTGTTCTACGACACGTCAGTTCCCCGTGCTGGCTTCTGGGCTGAAGCCCCGCATGACCTCGTCAACGTGAACGAGATGTACAACCTCCACCTAACGGACAGCGAATTCGCCATCAGTTGGATGAAGCGCCCTAGCCTTTTCACCAACTGTGAGCTTGATGGCTACTCGGACGAACAGATCGAGGTCGTTGAGGTTCACGGCTCTGCACTTCCACGCGCTGTATCCCGCACTCCGTCATTGACGGCAGGGCCTGACGTAGCTGTGCAAGTGGGCAGTGCTGGTGGCGAAGCACCGTTCATCGACTACAAGGCCCCTCAGATCGACATCAAGCCTATGGATGAGGTTGTCCAGGGTTGGATCAAGCAGGCCGCAGCCGACTGGTCAGTTCGTGTCAGGGCTGACGGTGAAGGCACAGCCAGCAGCGGTTTTCAGGTAGTGGTCGAAGAGGCCCCGAACCTTGAGCTACGTCAGCAACGTCAGCGCATGTTCGAAGGCAGCTTCAAGAGGCTGTACCGAACGCTGAAGGCTGTTTCCCCTTCACTGGCCCAGGAAGGCGAACTGTTCGCTGTGTTCGCGAAGCCATCGCTTCCGGTTGATCTGCAGGCGCAGGAGGATGTCTGGAGCAAGAAGATCAGCGAAGGCCGTGCCACCGAGCTGGACTACTTCATGGAGGTTCAGGGGCTGACCAAAGAAGAGGCCCTGGCCAAGTGGATTGAGATCACAGAGTTCCGCACAGCCAAGGCGAAGGTCAATGAAGCTCTTCAGCCCTCTGCAACCGACGGGGCTCAGGCAAGTGAAGAGGACGAATAACTAGGGTGCACACTCTGGCATGCTGTAACAACGATGAGCCATCATCGTTGCTAATCACCAAACCGACCCTCGTTGAAATGCCCAAAAGCGCACGCACGGCAGATCGTCGCAAAAAGCTCAAGAAGAACCTTCAGGCTGAGCAGAGACGGCGAGATAACAAAGAAGCAGTCTTAGAAAAAATGCAGGACATCAATCGTTATGGCAGAAGCATCACCAGGCGGCAATTTGATGCTTTTTGCTTCTGCAGGATGCCTCTCGTGAGATTCACAGCAGAAGAGGTCGAATGGTACTCGCTCTTTGACAACAAAATTCTTGGCCTAATAATTCGAGACGTCACTGATGATGATTTTGGCTTCATCATTCTGGGGCGAGACACTCGACGCCTCTTTAGGTGCATCGACATACAAACAGCAGCATTCTTCGCAACTCCACAGGAAGCGAGAAAAGCCTTAGCGGAACGTTTAGGCCGCAAGTATGAAGGGCAAGTCCAGGATACGTATGAGCAATACGATGAAAAAGATCCAACCCTTGACCTATTCACCCCAATAATCCCTGAAGAGAAGCAACACTGGGGATTCAAGGTTCTGGCAAACGAGCAACGCCATGAAGCAGCCAGAAACTTGATTACGGAAATTGCGAACTCATTCATTGACAACGACGGCCACTATGAGCGCGAGTTTCAATCAGAAAATTTCCATGCCAGGCTTTGGGAGCTATACCTTCACATGTACTTCCATAGTGAAGGCCTTGAAAAAAGAAACGAACATGTCGCCCCTGACTTTGAACTTAATTGGTTTGGGGACAAGTACTTTGTTGAAGCGGTCACGGTTAACCCGTCTGGAAATAAAGCAAGACCCGACCTGCCGCCGCCGACCAATGAAGATGAAATCAGGGAAAGACTAAATGATTTTATGCCAATCAAGTTCGGCAGTCCGCTTTATTCGAAGCTTCAAATGCGTTACTGGGAAAAGCCCCACGTTTCTGGACACCCGCTAATCTTCGCGATACACGACTATCACAACGCAACGGCAATGACATGGTCCAGAATTGCGTTATCCGAATACCTGTATGGAATAAGAACAAGGATCATCGATGGAAGCCCCGTGATGGAGAAAATCGAAAAGCATCAATGGGAAGGCAAAGAGATACCATCTGGATTCTTTAACCAACCAGATGCAGAAAGCATCAGCGCAGTTCTATTCAGCAATCAAGCCACTATCCCAAAATTCAACCGCATGGGGAAGCTCGCAGGGTTAGGCGGGAATGATCTAAAAATGATACGCGCGGGTGATCTCTACAACCCTGATCCTAAATCATTCAAGCCAATCCCCTATAGCAAGGACATTGACGACCCTGATTATGAGGAATCCTGGTCTGACGGCCTAGTAATGTTCCACAACCCCAACGCCAAACATCCTGTAGATGAAATTGCATTTAAGGACATCAGCCACATTCACTATTCCGAAGAAAAAGGATTCTACGGGCACCATCAACCCTACGATTTCCTGAATTCAATCACTTACGTATTTCAGTCAGAAAAATAATAACTCAACCCCAAAAAGCACAAAGGCGACCATCTGGTCGCCTTTTTTCATAAATACATCCAACGCCCTCGAATGGGGGAATAACTAAAGGTTGGATAACCATGGCAGAAGAAAACAACAACGATGTTGTTGATCAGGTGTCGGATGACACAAATCAATCCCAGGCAGAGCAAACGACGGAAGTCAACGTCGCGGACGTAGAGGCAAGGATTGCCGAACTACAAGCGCAGATTGCTAAGCAAAGCGAGATTGTTGAAAAGGCGCGTAAGGGCGAGAAGTATCAAAAGACCAAAGCCGATTCTGAGGTCAAGCGGATACAGGCTCAGTACGACGCAGTAAAGGCGCGAGCAGACGCCTTAGAGGAACAGATTCGCACCACAGCGGCCAACGCATCGCTGCGAGAGGTGTTGAAAGACAACGGGGCCAAGGCCGTGGACACGGCATTGAAACTGATCGACAGAAGCGCACTGGTGTACGGCGACGATGGAAGCGTTGACGCCAAGTCAGTTGAGGCTGCTGTCAAAGGGTTGATGGAGAGCGATTCATTCCTCTTCGAAACCCAATCAGAACAAGCACAAACCTCCAAGTCGCCATCCGCGATCAGAGCTACCGAGACAGACAAGATTTCCGGCTTTCAGGCGGAAGTCAAAGCGGCAACGTCCGCTAAAGATCTAGAAGCGGTATTGAGGAAATACGGCAAAGCATAAATAACCGTATCCCCACAAAAACAATAAAAACCGGGATTCAAAATGCCATTTACAACAAACCTAACCGGGACAACCCAGGTAGACGACAGCATAGTATTAGCCTACGACCAACAATTCTTGATTACTGTTGGCGAAGAAACTTCGATGGATCAATTTGCTGAGTACAAACAAGACATCGGCGCGAAATCCATTCAACTGACCAAGTATGGCCGCCTGGCTGTGGACACCACCACGCTGACGGAAACTGAAGACGTGACGTCTGAAGCTGTGTCTGACAGCCAGATCCTGATCGTGCCCGCTGAGTACGGTAAGGCCGTCACAAAGACACAGCTTGCCTCTTTGCAAACGGGTGGCAAGATCGATCTTGCGATCCCGACCTTGGTTGGCAAGAACTGCGCACAGGTGAAGAGCAAGCTGGCTTGCTTGGCCCTGGAAGCCACGTCCAACGTGCTGATCATGAACAGCAAGACGGAGCCGACCTTGGCTGCGTCTGACATCATCACCGGCACGCAGTTAAACATCGTCTTCAACAAGCTGGCCCGTGCAAACGTCCCATTCGTTGCTGACGGCATGTACGCAGCAGTGATGCATGACGATGTCATCCATGACCTTCGCCAAGACGCAGGCTGGATCGATGTCGTGAAGTACCAGAACGCAGAAAAGATCTTCAAGAACGAAGTCGGCTCCTACCGTGGCTTCCGCATCATTCGCAACAACTTCGCGTTTGCGGCTGACCAGTCAGGTGCAGGCACGGTTGACGTGTACAAGTCCAGCTTCTTCGGTGCCAACGCCTTCGGCTTGGTGGAGAGCAAAACACCAGCGATGACCATGACTGGCCCATTCGACAAGCTTGGCCGCTTCGTCAACATCGGTTGGCACGGCGTGTTCAAGTACCAGATCATCGACACAGATGCTGTCTGGCAACTGCAGTCAGCTTCCAGCGTGGGTGCGAACGCTGCCTAAGCCATAACAGAACCAGAACGATAAATAGGCCGGGGTCGAAAGATCCCGGCTTTTTTATTGGAGCGAGCGATGGCATACAAGAAGAAGACGGTG